GAATCATAACTAGAATAGTCTTGGTTAAGACGCACGTAATCTTCTAATGTACCACCAGTTTCTTCCATAAAATCTACAACTTTTTGTAAATTTTCAGGTATTGCTTGACCAGTTTCTTGAGCTTCTTCAATAGCTTCAGCTAATTCTTCTGTTTGCTCTTGAACTTCTTCTTCAGTAACTTCTTCTAAAGCTGGCTGCTCTTCTTGTGTTTCAGCTTCCGGTTGTACTTCTTCTTGTTTTTCTGTGGTGTCGGCATCTTCAACGAGCTCAACCACTCCGCTGTCGTCAGCGTTGTCTTCTTTAACTTCTTCTGTGGTTTCATTTTTTTCTTCTATTGGTTTGCTTAAATCAACAACGTAATCGCCGTCTTCATTAATATTTGGTTTTTTTGTTTCTTCAACTGGTTGTTCAGTTGCTTGTGTAGTTTCTTCAACTACGTTTTCATTATTTTCTTCCATAATATAATATAATAATAATTAATAATTTTTATCTAGGATCAAATGCACCTAAACTAAATCCGCCTCCCATTATATCATTACCTGCGGATTCAAAGTTTTTAGGTGGTTTTGCGCCTTTTCTTTGATCTATAAGCTCACTTTGTTGCGAAGCTTGTATTCTAGTTCTTTCATCTTTACGATCTTCTTTTTCTTTTTCTCTAGATTTTTGCCCTTCAACCTCCATATTTTTTAATTGCATGTTCATCATAAATTCCATTTCCATCAATTCTTTTTTATGTTGAACTTCTTGTTGCATTTTTTGAGATTCAAGTTGTGCTTTTATTTGTTCAAGCTGCGCGTCTGCTTGTGCTCTTGCTTGGTTTTTTTGCATTTCAGCTTGTGCAGCTACTTGCTGTGTTTGTGCGTTAGCCTGTGCTTGCGCTTGTATATTTTGCTGTGCTATTTGTTGATCTCTTTCTGACTTTTGTTGTCTACGTATTTTTAACAGCTGATTAGCTAGTTTTACATTTTTAATTTCTCTAAGATCAATAGCATCTGTTAGCTCTATTAACTGTTGTTGCAAAGCCATTTGTATATTGTTTTCAAGCATTGCTTTTTCTTCTTCATCAGGCATTAACTCTATAAATATACCAAAGTCATACAAATGTAACTCTTTCATTTCGTCTAATGTTGCAACGTTGTGAGAACCTATAGCTTGTATAAAAGCATCTGCAGTTGGTGAATATTCTAATATATCAGATATTCTAAGCGATAAACACTCTGCAGTTTGTGCCGTTAAATATAAACCTGCCTGTAATATATGTCTTGTTGCGGTATTAGAATTTGCTGCAGCTAATTTCTGTACACCAACTAAAGCATTTTTATCTGGCATACTACCATCTCTAGCTTCATTAAGCCCGGTAGTATCTCTTATCATTTGTAAATAATAATTGTATGTACCAATTAAACTTTGCATTTTAGCACCACCATTACCACTAGCTATTTCTTGTATAGGTACTTTGCCAGGGTTCATATCACCTTCACTTGTAAATGATCTACCTATAACACTACCAGTTTGGAAGAACATGTTTAAAGCTTCTTGCGGATTATAATTTGTACCGTTACCTAAATCTATTTCAGCTAAACCGTCAGCATCTAAATAAACACCATCTGGCACCATACGTGACATTACTTGTTGTAATTTTAAATGAGTTAGTTGTATCATGTCAGCAAAACCAGTTATTCTACTAACTAAACTTTCTATTTTACCTTTATACATACGTGGTGCTACAATAGCATAATTCATTTTAACTTTTGTAAAATCACTTTTTGGCCTCATCATGTTTTTAGCCATTTCCCACTTAAGTAATTTGTCAGTGCCAAGTATTAAAGCGCCATCATATAAACACTCTATTGACCTATGTAATTTGCCAAAATTATCTGAGTCTTCAGGCGGGTTAAAAGTATCATCTTTTGGTAATATTTTATCAGCACCCGTACCTGTTTCTTTTACTTTATAAACTTCGTTCATATAAGTTTTATAATTAAAATATAAAACTTGAACTTTGTTTTTATCTTCTTCTTTAGCGTTGTAAGCATTATTATGATAATTAGCTTTATTATAACTTGTGCTTTTTATTATATCTTGAAGATCTTCTTGTTGTAAGTGAGGAAATTGTTTTACTAATTCATTAATAGGTATATTTTTAACTTCACCAACATAATATATATCATCAAAGTAAGGTGATTCTGTATATGAGTAAACTAAATCTGCTGGATCAACGTACTCAACAACAACACCTTCAGAAGTATTAAAACCAGTTTTAACAGCACCAATACCTAAAACTGTAAGGTCATAATAAAATTGTTTTTTAGTAAGTTCATACTTACTACCTTCTAACAATACGTTTATAGCTTGTTCTTCTGCTAATTCTACAGCTTGCTTATAAGTTAGTTGCATGTGTAGTTTTAGTTCTTCTTCAGATCCAGGCAATGTGTCAGGATCATTTTCTCTTATATCTACACCAAAAGCTTCGTCTGCAAAAGAAGCTAACTCTTTAGTTCTCATATCACCTAATATAGACTCCATATATTGAGTTCTTTTTTCTACACCATAAGGATCTTGAGAATATGCTTTTATATCATAAGTTCTTTCAGCTATACCATTTACAACTATATCAACAAACTTAGGTATAATAGGTACTGGTTTCCAGTCTAAATTTAAATAAGACAAATCACCATTTATAGATAACTCGTCTTTATATTTTTGTATTGATTGTTCACCTCTTGCGTATAATCTTAAATTGTGAAAATTATTATGATTTGTTCTATATCTATTGCTACCTCTTTCAGTGTGAAACCACTCAGCTTCAATAGCTTTAGCTACTTTTAAACCATAGTCATAACTCATTTTTTCAATGTCACTTACAACTTGAGATGGAAAATAACTTCTTACAGCCATATTTATTTTTTAATTAATTTTGATATATTGCCTTTGTTAGAATATCTAGCAATATTTATATTTAGTTTTGGTTTTTCTATTGTAGCGTTTGGTTTATATAAATGTCTATTGTTAGCCATTATTGCTAAACCAGAGCTTATAGAAGCATCATGTTTTGTTCTTTTGTTTATATCAAACTTTGACCAATCGTTTAGCAGTTCATTAAAATAACAACTACCAAAAGTACCATCTTGTTTCATACCTACATGGTCTTGAATATACATTTCAATTGCCGCAGCGTGCGCTTGTTTAATATCTTCACTTGAGTTTGGTATACCACCTATTTCTTTTTCAGCTGTAGATAATTTATTCCAAACTTTATCAGGCCTGTTCATACTAAATCCCCTATATCCTCTACGTCTTAAATAATATAATAATCTTGGTTTGTTATTTTCCGCGAGTAATGGCATACCATAAAATACTAATGCCATTAATACATCTTCAAAAAACATCTCTGCAGTTTGTGGTCTAGCTATATATTCTAAAAAAAACTGATTAGCTGGCGCATCTTCCATGCTAAATTTAGTTAAACCGTGTAAAGCGCCTTTAGATCCTTTACCATCTACAGTTCCTGATATGTCATACGAGTCACAGCCAAAAGCACCCATATGCTCGTTACCAGGATATTTTATACCATTTTTAATTACAATTTTATTTTGTATATGTGTTGGTGGTACCCAACTTACTTTAAATCTACCCTGTGGATCTGGATAAAATATAACACTTGTGTCTTTAACTCCATTAACCCACTGAAAACTACCTGTTGAAATACCTAGTGTTCTTGACATTTCTTCATTGTAATCTATTTGCTCGTATATTTTTACTAAGTTAAATATACTATTTTTTGTTTCATCTCTAAACGCATGCTCTGTAGTTCTTGGAAACTGGCGATAAAATTCGTTTAAAGCGTCTTGATCATTTTTTAAACCATCAGCTTCATTTTGCCAGCTATCTATTACACCTACATCTATTAACTCTCCATGGGGGTCAAAGACTTCATCACTCGGAGTATTGAAGACTGGGCTTCCGTGCTCATCAATAAATCCTTCGTAGTTCCACTCCATTGGGATAAAAAGAGAATATAGACCAGACGCTGTCTGTCCATTTCTGTTTCGCTTAGTGACGTCGGATGCGTTGTATAGTCTTTTGAAGTTTTCTCCACCTTTATCTAATGAGTTTGATGTTGAGCCCATCATACATTTACCAATAATTCTACTACCTAATCGTAAACATGTTTTGGTTACTCTCCAGTTATTTAATATATTATCGGGTCTTTCCCACTTACCACTTTCATCGTGTACTAACAGAGCAAGCTTTTCTCCGTCATAACTATTGTCACCTGTATTTTTCCAGTCAATAGTAGTATCAAGTCCAACCAAGTCTTCCTGCTGTTCATTTGCCACAATCTTTTTACGCGTGAACTTACTTGCAGGAACCCTATAAGCAAGTTCAGACTTAGGTCTATCCATACCGTCTTGAATCGGTTTAAAAAAGAACGGGTAGTTAACTGATATTGGAACAACTTTGTCTGTAAACATTTTTTTAGCATCTGCACCTGTTTTAGAGAGTATACCAAATCTACTATCACTTGCTAATGTAGCTTGGTTAACTGTTTCTGCTGAAGACATAAAAGAAAATCCAGACCTACGATTTTTAAGGTAGCACATCCCGTAACATCTTTTGTCGGCTTTACACGCTTCCCAGAATATATAAAATAGTCGATTTGCTTCTCTAAAATCAGGCGCACCTACATCTATTTTACTCCATTGCAAGTACATATAATGTGTACCTGTTATATATGTTGGTGTACCTTTATTATTAAACCAGAAACCTTCTTCTCTTCGTTTAAACTCTTCGTCTATATAATCATACCACTTTGCCTTACTTTCTTCTGGGTATGCTCTCCAGTCAAATATATTTTTAAGTCTTGCTAGTTCTTTTGGGTATTCAAATTGTTGCCACTTTTTTACTTCGTTAGAGAACACTTGCACTGGCTTTTGTGGCAATGCAATTCGCAAATTCTGTATCTCAAGTATTTCACCGATTTTACCAGTTTTTGATATAACGACAATATCGTGTTCTTTATTATATCCATATTCCCATTTATTTTTTTTATTAAGCCTTTTAATTGTGTTAATTTTAACTGGCTCAATTATTTTAACTAAATTTTGCTCGTACATTATTTTGATCTACCTTCTGCAAACCCTTTAAATACTTTTACTTTATCTTCAGGCTCTTTACCTTCTAATAAGTTTTCTTCTTCTTGGATTCTATTTAATATTTCAAAAGCATCAAATATTGCTAGCTTTTTTGTAGCAGCTGCATTTTTTAATCTATCAGCACTAATATCATCATCAGAGTCTACAATTGGCTCTTTAGCAACTTTGATTAATTCATCAACTGCCCTCTGCCCAGCCTGGATTATATTCTTCTTCGTCTCCTTGATATTCATATTTAATTGTAATAAATTTTGATAGTAGTCTATATAATTTTTGTCCGTCTATAATAAACTCATACTCTGAGTTTGGTTTAAATCCTATTAAATCTCCTTCTTTAACAGTGCCATCAGTATACTTTACAACACCCATTAATGGTTGTTCTTTTTCTGCGCTTAACTTATTTTTTGATTTTATAGGCGCAACAAAGCAATAACCTTTCATTGCCTGCCACTTTCTATTATGGTAACTAAATATAGCTTTTGGTTTGTGTAAAAATATTTGATCTGGTTGTACTATATAAGTATCTTCGTCAATATAAGCTCTACTGTTTTTTTCTATACCGTGTTGATTGTGCCATCTTCTAAAAATATTATGATGTACAATTATAGTATCACCAACTTTAATGTCTGTTTCTCCTACAGTTGGTATTGCTTTTACTATAGCTTCTCTGCTAACATATTGATGATTAAATATTTCAGTATTTACTATTAGCTCTTTACCGTCTATATCTTTAGTATTGTTGTATCTTGATTTTACAGGTTGTACAACAAAGTTGTAAACCGCTTTCATTAATACTGTAAATTATATTCTACAGATACAGCCATGTTTTTATTAAAGTCTTTCCAAGGTAAAACATCTTTACCTTTTCTAATATAAACACTATACTTATCTTCTTCTTCTAGTATGTCACATATAGTATGACCACCATACACTTCTTGCCCAACGGCATAGTGCATGGCGTCATTTTTATAGTCTTTACCAATACTAATCTTCCTTATCAGCTTGCTCATCTTCTGAATAATTTATAGTACCATCGGTAATATTAATATCTACTTTACCGTATGTAGCTTCAAACTCTTTTTGTAATTCACCCATTTTTTCTTGAATTGCAATTACTTGGTGAAGTAAAGCGTGTTTTTTAGCTTCAAGATTACCAACTTGCATTTCACCTCTATTAATAAGGCTTACTAGCTCTTGTAATCTTTTTAACTCTTCAGTTGTAATACTTGTAGGTTTAAGGTCTACTACCTTTTCTTTTTTTGCCATTTTATTTAATTTAAGTTAATTTAATTTATTTATTTATTTTTCGAAATGTAATATAAAAGTAACAGGGTTTTTATTTACTATTTCATCGTCACCAGCTACTGCTTCAGTAGCTCCACTTTCTAAAGTTATTGCAGTTGCAGAACCAATTGATTTAATTGTACCTATTGCTGCATTACCATTATCTACTAACACATCACCTACGTCAAATACTTTTCTAGCATCAACTGTTTTTACAGTAATAGAAGTATCACTTACACTAACAGGATCGTCAGCTAAAACACCAGTTCCAAAATCAGGAGTTCCTTTAGAAACTACTCCTAAATAATATTTGTTAAAACCAGTGTAACCTTCTGAGTGTGTTAAATCGTCCATTACAAAACCAGGGCCTGTAGCCACA